TCAGAAGGCACGATGCCAGTCTGAAATCGCCTGCTGGATTGTTGAGGCCGAGGATCAGTTGGCTGCGGGTCTGGAGTGTGACGAAGAATGGGCCGAGGGTCGGTCGGAGGAACTGGGTTCGAGGCTGGGTGGAATCTACCCGCCAGCCAAGCTAGCCAAGCTGGTCACCAAAGGCGAGTACTCGAAGGAGTTGACCGCTGCGGTCAAGGCCGAACGCAAGCGATCCTAGCACGGTCTGGATCGTCCGACCTAGCCCCACTCCGGAGTCTATCCGGAGTGGGGCTTTTGGCGTTAAGGCGGTGGGTGTGATGCCCATCGGCCAAACCCCGAGAATCGATTCTGACGGCTTGCGATTGTGAATCCAACCCAACCCCCGCACAACCGATCAGATCGTCTCAGGCGACCGCTCAGACCCCGTCAGCGATGCGAGGCGGTCGGTCGGTCCTGCACGATTCCAGCGGTCAGCCGATCCGCCCCGCACCGTCCCACCGTGCTACGGTGGAGAGGGTGCCAGGCACCAGATTGTCTGGATCCCGCCAGACTCGGTTGTGTCGGTACGCTTGCCCCTGGAGAGACTGATAGGCCAGTCCCTGGTACGATTGAATCCCGCCACCTGGTAAGCCAGCCAGAGTCGGCCACCATGGCAGTCACCGAAGGCCGCCAGTGGAACCATAGTACAATTGAACGTGATTCGGCATGTAGTCCGGTCACATACGCTGTTGTCCTGTTAGTAGAGGAGAGATCATGGTTGTCAAATGCACAGTTGCAGAGTTGGACCATCAGGGAGACCGTAGCCTGGCCGGTCATATTGAGTGGCTGCAACGTGAGTGTATCACTCACTTCGTTGAGGAAGGTGGAGAGTTGGTGTCTCTCCACGGTAGCTTCGCTGGTGACGAGGTGGACTTGTGGCCTGGTGGGTTACTGCTGGCCGGCGAAGACTTCGTACAGTGGTACGTTGACGCCGTTGGCATCCCTGTCCTCAGTCACACCACTGGCAAGCTCTACACTCCAACCAAGGGCATCCCACTGGGCTAGCACGATAGCCTGGAAGGACTGCTACCCACCCAACACCACCGGGGCAAGGTACACACCTAGTGTGCCTCGCCCTGGTGGAGAGGCTGGAGTGTCCAGCCTGGGCTTGTTGAGGATGCCGCCAGAGCAGCCTAAGCCGCCAGAAAGAAGGCAACAATGACACAGATACTATGGACCGCTGCCAACCTAGTAGCGATGGCAGTGTTGGCATGGATAACCCTGAGACACAAGAAGAAAGGAGAACTGGACTACACGATCACGGCTAGTCCGCCAGAGAGTGAGGCTGGTGGGTTCGATCTTGAGCCGCCAATGGCTAGTCGATGGCGTTCTATACGGTGTCCAGATTGCAACTACCACAGCGTTCTGGATGTTCAAACAGGCCAACTCTTTGACGAGCTTACACAAGGAAAGCAACGATGAATGAAGCACAACGCTACCCACTGACTGGTCAACAAGTCTTCTGGGACAACGCACCCACACCCCGTGAGGATCTTCGGAAGGTTCTCGATGCCCACCACCTGTCTGCTCTGCTGCCAGACGAGGTGACCAACGAGAAGGCTCTGAGGCAGGCGCTCTCTGTCCTCACTGGTGAGCTGTCGATTCCCAACGGACACGCATGGTACATCCGTGGGCTGAAGCACCTCAAGCAGAATGGCTACGAGGTCAAGCTGGAAGTGAAGGACGAGACTGAGAACGGTGCTACTCAGGCATTCCGTGTCAAGATCATCAACCGTACCGTTGTCATTGAGAACGATACCCTGTCTTTCTCTCTGGTTGCCACGGCTACGGGAGCCAAGCAGCAGAGACTTCAGGAACTCTACGACACTGCCAAGGCTACCGTGCCTGGCTCTGACGTGGGAGCCATCCTGACCAAGATCCTGAAGACCTATCGTCCGATGGTCGTAGCACTGCGTCCGATGGGTGGACTGTACTGGATCCCGGACGCACACAAGGTTGCGTTCGAGTCCTTCTGCGATGACCTGTTGGCTGCGTGTCCTGGTAACGTCGTCACTCCCATGAACTGGGAGATGACTCCCAAGGGACTGAGCCGTGTCAAGGACTCCATGCTCAAGGAGATGCAGAAGGAATGCCAGGCACTACTGACTGACATCCTTGGTGGCACGCTTGGGCACGAGGCTATGGACAACAGGCTGAGACGGTGCATCGAGCTTCAGGATGAAGTGACCTACTCTGACGAGATACTCGGTGAGTTCAGTGACACTCTCAACACGATCCTGAGTTCAGCCAGACAGGCTGCAACACACGGACTGCTGACAAGCTAATAGGTGACAGACCACAAGAACGCGGGCCGTACAAGGAGAGACTGAGATGGTATCAATGGCTAATGCTGCGGGCTGGGTGACAGCCCAAGTGGGTGAGACTCCCCTGTTCTCTGGGCCGCCTGGCTCAGTGAAGACCGAGGTTGCCAAGGCTTTCGTTCGCTGGGCTGGAAGACAGCCATTCTGCCTGATTGGGTCGATCATCGACGCACCTGATGTCGGTGGCTACCCCGGCATCGTGGAGGCGGACGGCAAACGGTACTGTGAGATGATGCCCCTTGACTGGGCAATGAAGACGCATGAGCAGCCATCTGCTCTCATCATCGACGAGCTGACTACCAGCCCGCCACCTGTTCAGGCTGCCATGCTTCGCATCATCTGCGAACGCAAGATTGGCAACTTCGACCTGCCTGAAGACCTGTGGATCATCTCCATGTGTAACCCTCCTGGCTGTGCAGCCAACGGGTTCGAGCTTGAGCCTCCGATGGCAAACAGGCTGGGTCACTACACCTGGAAGACTCCGTGGGACACGGTGATGGCTGGGTGGAGGAACGGGCTGAACTTCCCTGACCTTGAGTACCCCGAGGTTCCTGCGAACTGGATGGACTACCAGCCAGCCATCGGGAACCTCTGTGCAGCCTTCCGTGAGCGGAAGCCTGAGTTGTTCGAGCCTCCTACCGACAGTGCCGGCAACATGACTCTCTCTGACGCTGATCAGGGTGGTGCATACGGGACTGCCCGTAGCTGGACTGCCCTCCAGAAAGTCTGGGCTGGCCTTGAGGCTGTCGGTCTGGGTGACGAGGAGAAGTTTGAGGCTGGTGCAGCCTACGTCGGCATCGATGCTGCTGCTGAGTTCGCCACCTACTGCAAGGAACTGGACCTGCCTGATCCTGAAGAATGGCTGACTCGGTTCCATGATGACCCTGCTGCTGACTTCACTCCTCTGGACAGGCCGGACCTGACGATTGCTTTCCTTGGCAGCCTGGAATACGCCGTCAAGAAAGACAACACCAAGGAACGGTGGGAAGCAGCGATGGCTCTTCTCAACAGCCTTGTCACCAAGCAGGGACAGAAGGTGTTTGTCGTCGAGACTGGACAGGCACTCCACGGCAAGGATAGCAACGGCGAGAGCTATGCGAAGCACAACTACAACCTGCCTGCAACGCTCGGTGTGGAGCTTCAGTCCATGCTGCGTGCCAGGCTCAACGCCAGTGACAGAAGGAGTGAGTGATGCTACCAGCAACACCGGGTGCTTGGGAGAAGTACCAGAGACTTTCGACTCAGAAGAAGGCTGAAATATCACAGGGTATAGATGACATCCTGCCGGAAATGGGTGTCCCTGTGATCCGCCTCTATGCTGAGGATAATAGGCCGCCGGACACTACCCTAGAAGGAGGCGAGTGATGACTACCAAGTTTGGAATCGACGAGAGTAGGTTTGTAGTTTATCAACAACTACCCTACTTGCAGAAGCACATGAACTCCCTGATGCCGGTAGAGTCACCGGGTCTGGGTACGTTTGCCATGGACCAGTACGGTCGTATCTACTACGACCCTGCCCTGTTCGATGAGTGGACACTGAAACAGTGCGGTGGAGTATGTCTCCACGAGCTGCTGCATGACGTACTCAACCACTGTGGTAGGGCCAAAGACCTGTTTGGGGACCACCCCTCACAGGAACAGCTTGAGAAGTGGAACATTGCCTGTGACATGGTAATCAACACCATCGTCAGGGATGCAAACTTCAAGCTGCCAGAAGGCTGCGTCTGGCCCAAGGATTACGGGTTCGACGAAGGCTTGACTGAGCTGGAGTATTACGAAGCCCTGCCAGACAAGCCGGAAGGTGAGAAGCGTCCGAGTAAGGAACCTGGTGAAGGTGAGCCTAAAGGCCCACCGGAAGGTGGCTCCTGCTCTGATGGGCAGGACAGGGAGTGGGAGCTTGGCGCACCTACCAAGGGTAACCCTGGCATGAATGGGGTGGACAAGAAGATTCTTCAGGCTCAAACAGCCAAGGCTGCTGAAGAACACTCCAAGACCAAGGGTTCGCTGCCGGGTGCTATGTCCCGTCTGTGCGACGAGATCCTCCGCCCGACTGTTGACCCCAAGAAGCTGCTCCAATCGGCTGTGAGGTACGCTCTTGCCTCTGTGCGGGGCCACCTGAACCTGAACTGGAAGCGTCCGTCACGTCGGCAGGTTGAGGGGTGCGGGATGCTGCCTTCCAGACAGAACCCTCTGCCCAAGGTTGCTATCCTGGTGGACACGTCAGGTAGCATGGGTGATTATGATCTGAGCATGTCACTCGGTGTCATCGCCAAGGTTCTGGGCGCACATCAGACGAACATCACCGTATACGCTGGTGATGCTGCACTGGGTGTGGCTCAGAAGGTCTTCGACGTGAAGAAGGTTGAGTTCGATCAGGGTGGTGGGGGTACTAGGATGGGTGACCTGGCCACTGAGATTCAGGAACTCTCCGACCCTGATGTCATCATCATCTGCACTGACGGGGAGACTAACTGGCCGGCGGAGAGGCTGAAGGCTAAGACCGTGGCCTGCATCACCCGTGAGTCGGACTCCCACCCCGTGCCTAGCTGGATGACGAAGGTTCAGCTTGAAGTCTGACCACAAGCTGCTGCCCATAGCAGGGTGGCGGCGGGCGGAGCGTTCCGCTTGCCGTCGCCCTTGCTTGGGGTACGCAGAGACGAACACCGTACACAGATACTCACGAACATAAGCCGCCAAGCATGAACAAGCCGCCAAGAAAGCTAGTCGAATACAATTTCGAGCGTGAGCTTAGGGACGTACTCAAGAGACTTGAGGAGTCGAACGGTAGACGCATAGCCAGGCGTAACGCTAGACGTGCTGCCAGTGGGATTCTAACACGTCTACAGAATCACATTCAGAACTACTATCCCTCGATAGACAGGGATGGCAAAGAGGTAAAGACACCCGAGCGTATCAAGTGTCCTGATTGTGATACTGTATGTGGCTCGGGGTTTACCCTGGTGCAGCACATCATGAGTAAGCACCACGGCATGATAACAACAGGAAACGAGTATGCAGAGAGGGGAACACTACGCTGCGTATGTGACAAGACATTCAAAGGTAAGACAGGTCTAGCTGCCCACCTGGCTCACCAACACAGGAGTGGGACACTCAAGTCTCACTGGACAATCGGCAGTACCACCATGTTCTTGGAAGGAAAGCTATGAACAAACCAGTATTGACAGAGGGACACATCCGCATGCAGACGGCTAGGGATGAGAACGGGAACCACGGATTACTGAAGGGCAAGTGTTGCCCAGAGTGCAAGAGGTCAAACAGGTTCTCCATCACGGTGATGGCGTTCGGCTATCTCACTGACACTGGACTAGCACTCCAGTCGGGACAGGAAGACAGGATTGCACCCTGCTCTACGGTCACATGTGACAACGACTGCGAATGGAGCGGGTACTACCGTGACCTGGAAGTCATGGACACTGAGACGTGGCCTGAGTTCAAGGAGGGAGACAGGGTCATCAGCTTCGGAACAAGACAGAACTCCGGCTGGAGCTGTGTATGGGAGTGCGCTATCTACATTGCGAAGCAGAGACGCAGGGATGGAGTGGTGACATGGCGACGTGACGGAGCGCCATTCAGCACCTCCAAGGATGTGGTGCTGGCACAGCGCATCTGTACCAAGAAGCAGCAAGAGATCGAACATAACGAATCGGTCAAGCTGAGGATCATGCAGGGTATCAAGCGGGGTACTGTGATCCTCAATTCTGACACCGCTACCGACCACTTGATGAGAGGAGAGTAAGGCACAGGGTGATCCCGCCCTCAACGGCAATAGCCCTGTGTTTTTAGACATGGCACAGGGTGCGTAGCCAGGGGATCGGTACGCTCAGAGAGCCGTGGGAAGAACCCTCTGCCCATAGTCAGAGGGTCGCGTCATTGAAACGGTGGCGTGCTTTCCGAGACTGACACCACCACAGTCTGCCCAATCCTGAGCGGTGGTTTTATACACAACTAACCTCGGGCCATATACGAGGAGAACGCTATGGATGCTGAAGAGCTGTACTACGAACTGCAATACTTTTTCAGTGACAAGAAGATAGAGGTCAGTGATGAGGCCGATAGCGCCTTGTGTGATACCTGTCGGCTTATCATTCCTGACGAGGAGAAGTGATGTACCACACTGATATGCAAGCATGTCAGCACAGCCTTCTGTGTGCTGCTCAGTTGGCAAGAGATCACATTGCCACGGGGCCAGGTCTTGCCCTGCCTGACCCGCCCGACCTGAAGGCTCTGTCTGTCATTGGCAAGCTGGATACCGCTATCGAGAACCTAACTCTGCCCAGTCTGCGGCCAGAGGAGATCGGACACTTCGAGGAGTACGAGGACTTCCCCGTAGCAGCCTGGAAGAAGGAGGTTGAGGATGACGATACCCGCATGGGGTATCACGAGTGGGCTGACTGCGCTGAGGCAGTCCGTGATGAGGAGAACTAGGCATGCAGAGGAGGACGTGTGATGCCGAGATATGAGTTTACTTTCAAGTCTGTTGAGTCGGGAGATACTCCCGAAGAAGCCTGGGAGTCTGTTACGCATGGCAAATGGCCGGATATACCCGAATACGAAATCATAGAGGAGGAGGTGTGATGCCGAAGGTTTGTGCCTACCTGCGTGTCAGCAAGGACGAGCAGAGCCTCAACGGTGAGTCTCTGGATGACCAAGCTGCACGGGCTACGGCATACTTCGAGCTTCTCAAGATCCTTCCCACTTCAGACTCCGATCTGGAGTGGGGAGGGTTCTTCTTTGAGAAGGGAGAGAGTGCGTGGAAGACTAGGCTGGTTGACCGTGAGGAGGGACGCCGGCTCAACAAGAACCTTGAGCGTGGAGATCACATTGTCTTCCTGCGTATGGACAGAGCCTTCCGATCAGTGCAGGACTTCACGACAACGCTCCCGATGTGGGAGATGCGTGGGATTACGATTCACTTCATCGACCAGTCAGTGAACCTAGCCACGCCGAACGGAAAGTTCTTCGCAAACGTACTCGTTGCCGTGGCACAGTGGGAGAGTGACATCAAGAGTCTTCGTAACAGGGAGGCTGCCGCCAAGCGTAAGTCTGAGGGCAGGATGAACACCCGTCAGCCGCCAATCGGTTATATGGCAGTAGGTAAGCGTAACGTCCTGGTCAAAGACCCTGCCCAGATTTCCGTCATGCGTCTCATATTCTTCATGAGGACCAAGCATGGCTACAGTTACGACCTCATCAGTGACAAGGTTGAGGAGATCCTGTCCAACAGGGACGGCAGAAAGTTCCGACGACGCAACGGGTTCGATGGCTCACGTCCTTGGCCCAGGGACAGGGTACGCAAGGCATTCCACAGGTACGAGCAGATCATTGCGTCCGACACACCTGTCTACACGGAGAGATAATCTTCCGCGTGACCTAGGGCTACCATCTCCTGGTTCAGGTTGATCGGTGTGTCGTCAGGCTTCCGCTTGCCGATGATCTCTACTAGCCAACGACCGTATTTTCCAGAAGCGTCGATAGGATTCTTGGAAGATTGCTTGTGCGTCTTCACCGTGTGTAGCAGTGTACCATCTGACAGAGATGTCTGGTTGAGCAGCTTAGACAACGCTTCCTTTGCCGCCTTGCCTTCATCCGTGTTCATCTCTGGTGCGTTGATCGCATAGAGCCTTGCCTTCATGCGGAAGGCTATGCCGAATCCGCAGTCAACGATGATCTCCACGCTGTCTCCGTCGATCACCCTCATGATCTGAGCGTTGTAGACGTAGCGTGTATTCAAGGCTCCACCGTAGCCTTGATCTCACCTTCGACGGACTCGATCAGCAAATCGAACTCTATCGGCGTGACTTTTGTTTGACCAGGGACATGGGGTTTGGACGACTCGGGGGGAGCCTGGAGCGCAGGGGTTTGGACGACGCTATTCTCGCCGGTTGCACCGGCGGTCGTGAGCATTTGCATCCCTACGGTTCCAAGACCACCAGCCCCGAGCAAACCTGCCGCTAGCAATGCCCCCTTGAGAAAGCCGCCGTTGTTATGCACGACGGTATTGCTGGCAGGATGAGACGGATATGTTCCCACGTCGATGTCCCCTAACCCCATAGCCATCGCTTCCGACTTCCTTCTTATCTTCAGGCGATGCTCGATGTCATGAGTCCACAGATTTCCGAGCAACGACTTCGCTTCCCTAGCTGCCGCCGATGTCTCCACCGCTTCCGTCATGCACTTGTGGTGTGGGTGGTTCTCCGTCATTGGTGTCTCCTCTCACCCAGCCTACCATGGCCATGTCCAGCGCACGGAGGCTTTCCATCGCGTGGTTGCTCTGCTGTCCCACACGGAGGCATACCGTCACCGCGTCGATCAAACGACCACGGTCGTCAAGATCGACTAGACGTTCCGCCTCCGCACGCAACTCGTCAGCCATTGTCGTAACCCCTACCTGGGAAACAGGTCTAGGGCAGACTAACCGGCGTTGATGGGTGCTTCACGGTGCATGATCTGCCGGATGGCAGCGGCCTGCACAGGGTCAGTCTCAGCGTGCAACTTGAGCATCACGCGATCTAGGATCGCCATGAAGTTGGTGGACGCATCCGACTGTCGTGCCAGACGCTCACCACTTGCTGCCGTCAGCAACTCTTGCAGGTTCACATTTCCTTCGGCCATTACTTCGTCTCCCTGGGAACCAGACGCAGGCGTACCCGCGCCTTGAAGCTAGCTGTCCATTCCTCAAGAACAGACAGCCGTCTACTGATGTCATTCGTGTTGGCTGCGGCTCCGTCCTCGCCGTCTTTTCCTGCCGGACCAGCGGGTCCAACAAACTTATCTTTGTTCAGCTCAAGATATTTCTGCACAGCCCCTGGTAAAGTTGCGTCGTCCTTAACCCTGGCGTGCTCACGGGATTCGAGCATGTCGATCCGTGACTGCATTTTCTCTATGGTTTTCTCAAGCCTCTCGATGGCCTCAGCCATCTTGTCATCGCTGCCTAGCCTGTCGGGTCGGTTGTAACCTTTCAAGAACGCAGCCAGTTGACTTGGTGTGGAAGCGTAGGCTTCCGTGTCCTTGTCGCTGCCATGAGAGATGACACCCAACAGTTCACCGGACTTGTTGAATACCCCGCCACCACTGTCACCGTTACCGAACTTCCCCTCCTTGACGGAGTAGTGGGCGCGGAGAACCTTGAGGTTGCTGGGGGTGGTGGTTCCGAGGTAGCTGAATGTCTTGGGCCTAAG